AGATTATGGTTGAGGATGTTGGGAATTTCTGGGCCAGCAATGACTTTGATTTGAGACTACCCAATCACAATGGAAAAACTCATGCTGGAAACTGTGATCTATGTTTCTTGAAAGGAACCAGGACACTGATTAATATCATTAGAGAGAAACCAGAGTTGGCTGATTGGTGGATCGAGCAAGAACAAAAAGTAGAGAAACAATCGCAAAAAGATTTAGGTAGAAAGGTTAGCACAGCTACTTTTAAAAAAGACATAGACTACAAAGGACTTGTTGAACTAGCCAAACTAGATGCAACACAGGTTGAAATGTTTGACGATGATTCAAGAAGTTGTTTTTGTCATGATTAACAAACCGCTGGTTATAATGATTCCAGTGGTTTTAGGAAGCGCCTTTTGGCATTTAAGGTAACTCAAGGGGCGCTTCTGTTTTTATTATGAAAGACGATATCGTAAACCACCCGCCCCACTATACCCAGGGGAACATAGAAGCACTCGATGCCATTGCATCGGCTCTGAGTGATTCTGAGTTTATCGGCTATCTAAAAGGTCAAGTGTTTAAATACATATGGCGTGCCCCGCATAAGAACAAAGCGCTTGAGGATTATAAGAAAGCCAGGTTCTATCTGGATATGCTAATTTCCAGAGAGGAGGCCGTCGAGGTTAATCCAAGACCACAAAGAACCGAGGATTCTTCACAATCTCAATCTTAACGTCTGGGTACAGGGCTTCGACCAGTTTCTTCTTCAGTTTAAACACAGCCGTTTCCACACCCTTCACATCTTCCACCACTTCCTTGCCGTTCTTTAATAGGTAGCGAAAGTCTGAGATGTAAGTGCATATCTTCTTGCCGTTGACTTCACAGAGAAACTTCGGTTGCAGTTCCAGGTTGGTCAACTGCCCAGCCTTCTCCATGAGTTTGAGTTGTTTGTATCTGGCAGCTTCCATCTTGCTGTCAAATTTATGGCCATCGTATTCAACACGGATCGCTCCGTACTTGCTTCTGCGTTTTCGCACTATCGAATGCCCAATAGTTTCTCAAGTTCTTTCTGGCGTAACAGCACCGCAGCCGATCCTTCTGGATCTCTTTTAGCTTTTTGTTGAGCCGTTAATCTTCTGCCTGGTGTCACTGGTGGTGTAAACCTAGGGCCACTAATTCCTGGCAAAGTAGGTTTAATCTCACTAAGGAAAGACTCTCTTAATTCTTCTTCTGGGAACCTTGCTCCTTCTTTTTGTAGCTCTCTTTCAATTTGGTAAGCGGAAGGATAATAAGGAATAAACGTTCGGTTCATGATCATCTCTGGGTTAGTGATCTTCTTCTCTTTAAGCACTTTATAAATTTCATTCTCACTAGCACCCAGTGCTTTAGCATCTTCTACCGCCATTGATAAGTCTTTAATGGCTTCAAACTGAGCTTCATTGGTTTGCATCAAGGCTCTGACATGTTCTTCTGGGTTTAATATATTGGGATTACTAACTGCTGCCGAGTAATAAGTCACCGCTTCTCGCATTTGTTCTTTAGCATCGCTTGCTCTAAAACCTAGGGTTCTTTCAATGGTGGGCTTGATTGTTTTCAATCCTGTAAAAGACTCAGCTATTTGTCCGTAAGTATTTGGCCTAATGTTGTTTGAGTTCAATGGTCTGTTTGAAAGACCGAGTGAGTTAAGTGTTGATCTAGGTAGGTCTTTCCAAAACAAAGGTCCCATGTCTCCAGGTTGTCCTGGTTTCCACTTGACTGGCAATACGGGGGGCGCAGCAGTGTTTAAAATATGAGCCAAACCTTTTCCAGTAGACAACATAAGGCTGTCTGTCTCTTTCCATATTTTTCTAGCAGATCCAGAATTATAAGTTACATTGCTAGTAAGATCAGAGGCAATGTTTGTTGCAATTGAAGGGCCAATAAAAGGTGTTAGGTATTCTAAAAGCATACCAGGATTGTCTTGGCTTCCCAACATGCCTTGTTTTAATATTTCACCCAGCTTATCGCCTCTTGTCTCACCATTTTGCACCGCATTAAAAACAGCCGATATCGGCGATCTTAAATATTCATACGGGTTGGAGTAAGTGTAGTTAAAGAACTCTACTATGTTGCCATCTTTATCGGTTCGCATTGGAATGAGGTCGGCGTTCTTTTCCCAAGGCGCTGCGAAACTTCTCTTATAG